GTCTTTAATGATCCCATTGAAGTGGTCATGACTGAGGTGTTGTGCCGATGGGTGCAGACAATTTCTAGCGTGGTGGGAGCTGCCGAATGGAATGATTGCCTAGATGCAGAGATTGATCTAGATCCGGAAAAGCTGACGTGGATGGCCATTGACTGCTCACCAGATAGAAAATTCGCAGCATTGGTCGCCGCTCAGAAATTAGGCAATGAAGAATTCGTCGTCAAGCTGCTCCACACATGGGAAAACTCTGTCCAGCTCGATGATCGCGAGATTGCCAACGATGCGGCCAAATACTGCCGCGAATATCCGATTGAGCATCTGCTCTACTCACGCCGAACATCTGGCGCGGTCGCTGCCAGAATGCAACCAGCCGGAATCCCAATTCTGGACATGGATGGCGATTACCCGCAAAGTTGTGATTCGATGCTGGGAGCAATCAATGGAAAGCGTTTGAAGCATCGTGGCCAATCAGAGCTGACAACACAAATGCTCTCAGCTGTTCAATTGCGTCGTGGCGATGGTGGATGGGTTTTGGGAAGACGTGCCAGCCAATCCGCAATTCCGGCCGCTGTTGCCACAGCTCTCGTTTCACACTTTGCGACACGCCCAGAGACGGAGATTGACATTCTCGTTGGATAGTGTTCTAAGCGTGGGAAAATGAGCGCATGGGATTATTTGACCGCAAGCGCACCATTGAAGCTGTTGCGCCTATGCGCGGTGCTGACATAGCTGCACAAATTGGCCCGGCTCCAACCCTTGATGCGTTTTATCCATTCGGTGGAGCTGATTATCTTGCAAGCCGTGAAGAGGCCATGTCCGTGCCCGCAATCGCCCGCGCTAGGAACATGATCTGCAATTCCATCGCCACAGTGCCCATGATTACACGCGACAAAACAACGGGTGCAGTCATTGACCAGCCTGTTGTTATTACTGATCCAGATAAGCGCGTTCCGGGTGCTGCATCTTGGTGTTGGGCCGCCGAAGATTTACTTTTCACGGGTTTTAGTTATTTTCAAATTATGTCTCAATTTGCCGACACCGGCAGAGTGCGCGAGATGTGGCGCGTTGCTCCTAATCGCGTTGGTGTGTTTCTTAATGACAAAGGAACGCAGATTGAGTATTACACAGTCGATGGAATGCAAGTACCCAATGGATCAGTTGTTGGCGCACTTGTTGTATTTTACGGAAACGATGAAGGCTTACTAAATAGAGCTGGTCGCACAATTCGCGCCGGTGCAGAGCTTGAGAGAGCTGCTGCAATGTATGCACGGGAGCCAGTGCCATCAATGGTTTTGAAATCAAATGGCGCAGCATTGCCAGCTGACCGCATTGCAAAACTTTTGGATGCTTGGGGCGCAGCTCGTAGAAATCGCGGAACGGCTTTTCTCAATGCTGACATCACAATGGAAACAGTTGGCTTTACACCGGAGCAAATTGGCCTAAACGCAGCCCGCGAAATAATTGCGACCGAACTGGCCAGAGCCGTGGGCATTCCGGCTTACTTTATTGATGCGCCGACTGGATCATCCATGACCTATGCAAACGCCAGCACGGCGCGTCAAACCTTGTTGGATTTCTCATTATTGCCGCTGATGAACAGCTTATCCTCAAGACTTTCAATGCCAGATTTTACGCCATCAACACAGCGCGTTGAATTTGATTTGAAGGCGTACTTGCGCGGGTCAGAAAAAGAACGCGCAGAGATTTACAAAATACTTTTTGACATCGGAGCAATCACTACCGATGAAATTAGACAAATGGAGGACATGATCTCATGAAGCTAACAACACCCATGCAAATTACGGCAGCTGATTCGGATTCAAGAACAATCACTGGCCGCATTGTTGCATTCAACGAGCAAGCAAATGCAAGCACAGGCAAAGTCACTTTTGCCCGTGGATCAATTGTGCCTCAAGACGTTTTTCTAAACCTTGAGCATGACATAACCCGAAGGATTGGAAAAAGCATCGCCATGAGTGTCAATGACAAAGAAATGACAGCGACTTTCAAAATCGCCAACACGACAGCTGGCACTGATGCACTTGTTGAAGCAATGGATGGCTTGCGTGATGGTTTCAGTATTGAACTGGCCGTCGATAATTATGAAATGCAAAAAGATGGCACAATGAAGGTTTTGAATGGCCAGCTCAAAGGCGTGGCACTTGTTACCGAACCGGCTGTTCGTTCAGCTCGCGTTTCAGAGGTAGCAGCATCAGAAGATTCTGAAACTGAAACAGTTGCAGATAACACAAACCCAAATGAAGGAGACAAAGTGGATAACACTACCGAAAACACCGCTCCTGCCGTTGAACCGGTAGAGGCTCCAGCTGAAGCTGTGCAGGCGTCGTCAAGACCCGCATATTACACAGCACCAAGATCACCAATCATAAACAAGGTTTCTTATCTTGAGCATTATCTAAAGGCAACAATTCTTCACGATGAAGATTCACGCCAATACATTAAGGCAGCAGATAACACAACAAGCACTGCACCCGGCATGATTCCAACACCACAAAGCACACAGGTAATCAACGCATTGGCAAACGCTGATCGCGGAATGATTGATGCGCTAAGCCGTGAAACATTAGTTGGCGAAGGCATGACTTTTGAAATTCCAAAGGTTACAGCTGTTCCAACAGTGGCAAACATTGCAGAAAATGCAGCGGTCACAGAATCATCACTTTCAGCAACATTTTTGAGCGTACCTGTTCAATCATTTAAGGGACGCGCAATTTCAACAGTTGAACTTATCGACCGCAGCCGTCCAGAATATCTAACAGCTCTCTTGCAGAATCTTGAATTTGCTTATGCAAAAGTTACTGATGAATTTGCTGTTGGAACAATTGCTGGCGCAGGACAACAGACTGGTGTGAATGCCAACACAGCAGCAGGATTCTTGGGATACACATCTCAAGCAGCTGGTGCCGTTTTTGGATCATCACTTGGATTTGCTCGCAATATCGTTGTGTCTCCTGGACAATGGACAAACATCATGGGTTACAACGACAATGGCGCACCGCTATACAACGCAGCGCAACCATCAAATGCGGCCGGAAACGTCAGAGGCGACTCATTGCGCGGTGTAGTTTCACCGGGTCTTAATCTCTTTGTCTCTCGCTCAATCGGTAACGCTGGAGCAACAACATCAGCCGGAGATTTCTCAATGGTTGTTGTCAATCCAGATGCTTGGACATGGTATGAGTCACCACGCTTTACATTGCGTACAGCAATCCAGAGCGATGGAACGATTGATATTCTTTACTACGGCTATGCAGCAATTGCTCCAAAGATTCCATTTGGCGCATGCTGGAACCAGACCTAATAACTAATCATCGGCCACAGCCGCTCCCGGATGTGGTCGAGCAGTAGAAGGGAACGGAAATGCCACAAATAGTCACAGCTCAACAGTTGCGCGATATTCTTGGCGTTTCCGTTTCTCTATATTCTGACGCATATTTGGAACAGATGATTGACAGCGCAGAGCTGACAATTCTGCCATTGCTCACTGGATACCAATCAGCAGTCACAGAAGTCTTTGTAGAAGATTCAATTGCTTACTATGGAACCCAGCGCGTGAATTATTTCGTGCCGGGTCAAAGTGTTGTCATTACCGGATGCGGCATTTACAATGCGACAGTCACAGTTACAGACGATCGCATTGCACCACTTGTCTTTACGTCTGCAACGGGCGAAGCAGACAGTACCTACACGATTCCGCAGATTCCAAGCGGGCTTGCGTGTATTGATGGGGCAACCGCTGGCGATTTGTATGCTGGCGTTGCTCCCATTGAATCGGCCATTCTTGTTGTCTCTGTTGAAGTATTCCAAAGCGTTACAGCACCGGGCAATCAAATCATGAGCGACCAATTCCAGCCATCGCCATTCGTTTTAGGCCGAAGCTTGAGCAGCAGAATCATTGGGCTCTTAGGGCCATTCTTAGAAGTCGAAACGATGTGCCAATGACAATCGAAGCCGACATTCGCACACCATTGCAGACTGCTCTTTCAACCATTGCAGCCAATGTCTATAACGGCATTCCAGAGACAATGACGAGTCCATCAATCTGCATTGTTCCAGATTCACCATATTTGGAAAGCACTCTCATCAATGGATCAACTACCAAAGTCAAAATCAATATGCTCATCACCGGCGTCGTCGGT